TGGATAATGCATCTCCAACCGTTGTATTTGGAGTAAATATTATGCCAGAGGTTCCACCAGAAATAGTAGATGTTTTGGTTCCATCGTAAAATTGCATAGCGACTTCTGCGTCAGTGCCTTCCAAGCGCAACGCAGTGTTAGTAGTACCAGAATTGACAGTGAGTGTCCTTGATGGCGAAGCAGTCCCAATGCCCACGTTATTGTTAGTGCTGTCAACGTATAGGGTGCTAGTGTCAACGGTTAAGTCACCAGTAACAGTCGCAGATGCAGCAGATACAGTTCCAGAAAATAAACCGCTAGTTGCTTGCAAGGCTTGGTTAGATGGATGTGTAGATGTCTGAAGAGCTAGTGAGTTGTAGACTACATAAATATCGTCTGTCGCTACCACTGAGCCTGTGAGCGTTACTGTGACGCCATCAGCCCCAATAGAATAGGCTGTGGTTGGTTCCTGCCGGACATTATTGATAAACAGGTCAATGCCTTCTGCGCTGGCTACAGCGTGTGACAGCGTCAGGCTAGTGCCAGTCGCACCAGTCAGGTCTTGCTTAGAGGGAGCCTGAGAATACCCTTCGGTTTGTTGATTACCAATGTAACCCATGTCTCTCTCCCTTATGTTACTGCGGTGCTAATTGCATCAACCGCACTTACCCAACAATCAAGAGAGCTTACGTTTGAACTTTTCACAAACAACCTATCGCCAGACTCAACAACTATCTTTGCGCCGCCATCAAGCAACTGCAAAGCACCACCTGCTGCAATAGGTGCGCCTTTGATAAGGTAGTGTGCGTTATCAATAGCAACTGTGTTACCCATGCCATCACCATGCGCTGTGCAATAATAGTACAACGATGTCGGTGTAGTGTCGGATATGACAATGGTGGTCTTAGCACCAGCTTGTCCCGCTGTACCTGTAGTTGTTACATCAGTTGTATATGATGAACCACCAGCCGCCGTTTTGAAGGCAATAGTATGACCAGCGTTTGTAGCGTCTGACTGGTCAAACACATAAGTAAAGCCTTTGTATAATGTAATAGCTGGTTTGGTTACACCACCTAGTACAAACACACCACCAGCTACTGTAACTGCATAATTAAAATAATCTCCAGCACCTCTATCTAGGGCTGCGCTGGTTAGAAAAGCATCAACCGTAATTGCATTTGCTGATGTATTCGTCATATGAATACCTACGAGTGCATCTACGGAATTAAAATCTGAACCATTCGGAATATCGGCTGCGGTTGTGCCTACACCTGTTAATTTGTATCTTATAAAATTCTGTGCCATTTATTACTCCTAAAGGGCTATTGCCATTGCAATGGCGAAACCAGCAGATGCGCCAGCTTGTATTGGGTTCCACGATGTTGTGCCTAAGTCATAGACAGACAGGTATTTACCCACGTTGTCGTAATACAAAGCACCGTCAATTAACGCATTATTGTCATTGTCTAGGGCTGGTGGGCTGCTCTTTGCCCCAAGAAATTTATCATCAAATGAATCAAAGTTAGAGGCAGCGAGTTCGGCGTAGTACTTAGCTGAGTAGTTAGTACCCTCAACAGCAGTGTTGGTTGTGAACCCTGCACCGCCACCTAAAGCCCATTGTTTTGCAGAACCGTTGGGGTTTGCTGCCTGTGAGCCAATTGCATATTCTTTGGCTGAAAACTCAGAACCATCTACAGCAGTGGCAGTTTCAGTAGCCCAATCTTTAGCATTACCAGCACCAGCAGTATTACTTACACCGCCAGAATCACCAACAGCCCAAGCCTTGGCTGAGTAGCCTTGACCTGTTACTGCTTCACCATCTGTCTTAACTGCCCAGTTTTGAGAGTTAGTCTCAGATGTTCCTGCATTAGTCTCAGAAGTTGCAGCATTAGTAGCTGAAGTAGATGCAGCATCCTGATAGTGTTTAGCTGAGTAGTCAGTAGTAGAACCGTCTGACAGTGTGTACTGTGAGCCAATAGGGTGAATAGCTAGTTTAGTAGCATCAGGGATGATGTTACCTGTTGCTGTTGCCACGGCTGCATTAGCCGCTGTAACCGCTGCTGCCGCTGCTGCGGTTGAAATACCGTCAGCGTAAGCCTTAGTAGCTGCATCCGTATTAGATGCAGGTGTACCTACGTTGTTGATGACGCTACCACCAGCATCCCACCGATTGGCAGGTGTTAGTGTAATTGAATCACCAGCAGTATCAATAGCTTCCTGTGCTGCGTGGAAGACCTGAATATTACTATCATCCAAGTCTTCTTCAGTCAGGACTGAGCCAGAGGCAAAGTCAATAGCACGTGATGCCAAACTAGTAGTACGTCTGACCTGTACTAGTGAGCCAGATGCAACAGGGGATGTTAGCTGTACGCTAGAGCTAGAAGGAAAAGTAAGACCTGTCTGAGCCACACCATCTACTGTTACACTAATCTCAGACTGAGCCGTGAATGTAAAAGGGATACTAAAGGTATCCGTAGTATTGTTTGTTGGTTGGTAATTATGATATGAAAAAGCCATGTGTTTTCCTTAAAAGCTTCCAGAGGTAGATTTATATAGTTGGTTAGCTGTAGCGTTAAGAATTTGTCTTACACCATAAAGAGATTGAGCAGGTGCTAGACGTAATATTCTCCTGTACTCTGCTTCTGACATCTTACCATCATTATAAGCTTGAGTAGCTTGTAGTAATGCTGACGCATATGATAAAGCGGGGGGTGTTATAGCATGAGTGTTACCACCCATTGCACCTGTGGTTATTTGATAGATATAACCAAAGATAGAAGCTGCTCCGATTTGACTTAATGCACCTACTGCAAAGTTTTTAGGAGTCATACGTTCTTTAATGTACTCATCTGCATCACCTCGCCCAATAGCGTTCATCTGAACACGTGCCGTATACATCATCATACCTAACATAGCAGAGCTTGCAAATACTTTAGAAACAGTTCTAAGATCACCACCCACCATTCGCATACCTAAACGCATGGTCTGCTGTTCAATAGAAGCCATAGTAAAGCTTAAGAACTGAAAGTAAGTCTTACCTATTTCACTTCTTAACCATTTATTAGTAGAAGCAATGTTCATTTCTTGTACACTGTTTCTTACTTCCTTAAAACCAGCAGCCTGAAAAGAATCTCGTACATCCTTAGGCCAATCCTTAAGGTTCATTCTAACCAGAGTACCATTCTCAATGTCAGCCTTATCCTTAATTGTGTTACTAATCTTAGTAGTCATATCGTCAGTTAAGCCTAGTTGTCTTAGTTTAACTGTAGCAAAGGGCATCTTATCTTTTGTAGCTGCTGTTGCCCATTCCTGAGCAAAACCACGCATAGCTCTACGTCTTAAGACTTGAGTTACACCCAGCAGTCCAGAACCATAAGCTACTTTCTGCTGCAACCATTGAGCTTTAGAGGCTTTCCAACCAGCCCTAGGAACTAAAGTACCCTCTAAGTTACCACCATCAAAACGATTAATAGTAGAATACTTACCTAGTAGTACTTCCTCACCCATACCAAGATCATCAATTAATTCCTTTAGTAGACTGTCTTCCATACGCCCTTGAGAAGCCTTAGTATAGAAGCTGTTCATAGCTGGGTTAGTCCTAAGAATAGTGCTTACACTATACTCAAAGACAGCGTTGGATATCTCCATCATAGAAGACATACCTGACATTCCCATATTAACAGCAAAGCTAAAGGCTCTCATACCTACGTTAAATTCTTTTACACCCTTGCTGAATGGTTCTCTGTGAGCTAGTCTACCAGTTATCCCATCATACATAAAATCCAAAGCATCTAACTCAGACCTATATTCTCCCTCAGAAATGTTCTGCATTTTAGCTTGACTTTTAATAGTCTCTTTAAAAGCGTCCCAGCTAGAACCTGCTTGGTTGGTATTGATACCATTTCTAGCTAGTCCAATAGCTCCTGAAAGTTGGAAGATATAAGAGTTATGTAGCTGTTCGATATCAGTCTCTAACAACTCTTCAAACCGTATCTCTTCTACTTCCCCATCAGCACGTGTTACGCTAATAGAGGCACTTTCGTCAAGTAGTAAACGTGGGCGGCTGCGCTTGTGTTCAGCCTTTGTAGGTCTACCGTTTGCAAAGAGTTCTACGACATCATCTATCTGATCGTCTGATAATTCATCCTTAAACTCTCGCTTCATAAGATCACCCAAATCTTCTAGGGTCATCTCATTAAGACCTTGTGCGCCGCCTGATTTTCCAAATGTGCGATCAACGATACCTTTAGTATAACCAGCAGCTATACGTCTAATCATTTCGTTAGCTTCTGCTTCTATATCCTTAGTGGACTTTCGGCTAGGTTTTTTCTTAGCAGCCTTCTCAGCCTTTTTCATAATGCTCTTAATAACATTATCAAGTATATCAGGCTGACCCTTACGTAGAGCTTCTTCTACTAGTTGAGCAATCTTTTCATCAGCATCAGCACCAAGACGTTTTCTTAAATTAACAATGTTCTCATCATTAAAGATACGAGCTAGGTAGTTCTTATGCTTATCTAGTATTGATGGTGTAAAACCAGCAACATCATACTTAATACCCATCTCAGCAAGTTCACGTTCTTGTTTCTGTACCAGTTCAGCTACAGCCTTAACTTCAGGGTCTGCCTCTGTAATAATACCACGTGCGTACTTACTAACTAAATCATTAAAGTCAGGGATAGATAGCCCTGTTCTTTTAGTAAAAGCTTCCTGAGCAGGATAGAACACTGAACCAAAACTTTGCCTATACTGACCTTGGATACGCTCTGCAATTTCTGAAGCTGAGTCGTTGGCATGTAAGTTGCCGCCTTTATAGCCTACAGTATTAGCACCTAAGGCTCTAGCACCCTGACGAATCCGTGAGAGCTTAGACATACCAGCCTTGTACCCAGAGGATACTAGCTTACGTACACCTAGTAAACCAAAACCAGCAATCTCAGGGATAGCTTCGGCAGTCTCTTCAGGCGTTGCAGCAAGAGCCACACGCTCAGATACTCCTGTATCACTAACCCTAGTAGCAGCAGTAGTAGCATCAGCTACGTTAAACATGGTATCGTTAGCCATTGTTTCGTTAATTAAACGCTGTGCAGTAGCTTCTGCATTATTAGCGTTATAGAAGGCTCGTTCAGCAGGAGTGAGTTGTCCACCCTCTGCTACCTTCTTAGCTAGTCGTGATACGTTACCACGTTTAATAAACGTAGATATACCTGCGTTTAAAGTGCCGCCTAGTACTGAACCAGCACCCATAGCTATAAGCACATCATTAGCATCTACATCATATTTTAGACCAGCACGGATGCTTTCAAAAGCAGCTAATTCAAGACCAGTAACTGCTGCACCTGCACTAAAAGCTTTAGCTGCACTATAGGCTTTCTTAGCCCTCATAGCCGCACCAGCGGTTAGTGCAGTAGTAGCGGTTAAAGGGGCAGCAGGGCCACTTAGAGAAGCTATAGCAGCCGTAGAAGCTCCAATGGTAGCCCATTCTACTGGATCAAACATTGCAGCAAAGAAAGTAGCGGCTGTTCCACCCCAACCAGCATCAGCTAGTTTCTGGCGGTTAGTCTGTGTCTCTAAGTAATCTTTTCTGAGCCTCATTGCACTATTAAGGTTGACGTTGGTGGCTTCATCTAACACTTCACTAATAGCACGTTCATCAGTTAGACCGTTAGTCAGTTCAAAAGTCATCTCATCAGTTAAAGTACCGACAGCTTCACCCTCTGGTGTTCTTAATCTGTCGGCACTTTTAAAGAGAATAGGTGCTATTTGTTCTTCCACGACTGCTGTAGGCAAGGAAGAAAAGAAGCCACCCTTTGTTGTTACTTCCTCTTGTGCCTTAAATATTGTACCTTCGCTAACCATAGGAGTTACGTCAGGGGCTGTAATCCCTGACTCAAATCCTAGGCCAGTGAGGATAGTATTAGATTTCTCAGCCATGTGAGTTTCCTTTTAGTTTGCGTCTAAGCCTTAAAAGCTCAAAGAACAGTAATATAGTAATAGCTGGTTGTATAACTACAAATAACCAAATGTTTATTTCTTCATAGGAAATACCTAACATCTCAGCCATTCTAACAAGTATTATAACACAGAAATCAAATACGTTATCTACCCACTCAATTCCGCTATTACCCATTACTGTTCCTTTCTATTAGTTCAATTCAACAATTACTTCTGATCCTTCATCTTCTGTGATAGGAGCATAGTTACTAAAGAAAGCTCTCATCTTTTTATAGATAGTTCCTTCAGAGGTACTTTTATTATTAAAGTTCCATCTTTCCTTAATAAACTTTCTACCACTATTATCCTTTTGAATAGAGAAACCGCCCACAAATCCTGCTGCTTTAAGCACAGGGTCTGTTTGTAGATCATAAGCAAACATGGCTAATCCTATTGGATTGTTAGGGTAGACATCATTAACTGCTTTTTCCATCTTCTTACGTTCAGCTTTAGATAAGCGTGTACCATCAATAGACTTAAAGTTAGCTATAACTGCTGATACTGGCAACCCTCTCTTAGTTAGTGGGTAGTCACCATACTCAACACTCCTTGAACCCCTAGCCTCAGCCGTAGCTGTTGCTGTTTTGATTACACTTAGCGTATCTTCACCTATATCCTCAGTACTAAATTCAAAGTCTGCACCTAGCATATTACCTAAAGTGTTAGCAAACAAAGCTTTATAAGGAGCAGCTATAAAGTTAGATGATGCTTCTTTTTCGTTTAAAGCATCTAGTACTGTTCCTCGTTCTGGCTTTGGTTTAGGTAAAGGAAATGCCCTTGTACTTGCAGCAGCTTCTTGTATGATAGAAGGTAACTCAGCGTCTGATATGATCTCTTCAGCTACTTTCATAGCTCTGTCTTTAGTCTGTGTAGCCCACTTAGTAGCACTAACAGTACCATCTGCTGCTACATTGTAAAGCATATTAAACTTAGCTTCTAATAGCGCAGAGGCTTGTTCTACAGAACCTTCAGCATACTGTGCAGCTTCCTTAATTGACTCCATAAACTTAGGCCACTCCTTAGTGACATTAAATCTACCTAGCTGATAGCCCATCTGGATCATGCCAGACTTTGCTGTGTCTGGTAGGTTTTGAAAACCTTCTACTACATCAGTAAAATAGTTGTCAATCTTAGATACTTTAAGTGCTACAACAGCAGCAGATTCCTCTGGCTGTACGTTGTTTACATCACTAATTAAAGCTTTTTCATCAGGCTCAAGGGATTCAATTTGAAGCCCATGACCTACGGAGTCTTTACCCATGTCATCATAAGGAGTGTAAGAGAAACCCTCATCATCTATGATAGTAGCAGTAGCATTAGCTGTAGATATTCCAACGGTATTATCAATAAGATTAGTTACCACGTTTAAAGCATCATCAGCTAACGAGCTAGTCTGTTGTTCTTCTACCGTAGACTCATCCTCAACTACGTCAGGTGGCTCTACAGGTTCAGGCTTAATGTACTCTGGACTCTGAGTGGATACATAAGTAGGTTTAGAACCATCTGCTGTAATACCTGTGTAGTAGTACTGTCCTGTAGGCTCACCATCAACAACAATAGGCTGGGCTGTTAGTGGTTTAAACGTATCAGGAAGGCTAGTAACAGAGTTACCTAAGTTATTGTTAGCCCATGCTGCACTAACATTTATAGGAGCATTAACAGGATCATCCTCTGGGGCTAGAGAGCCGCCAGTAAATGCTTTCTTTTTAGCTAGGATAACCTTGTTCTTATTACTTGCTATAAGTTTAGCAACAATTTGTGGGTCATTAAGCAAATCATCTTTCTTGACAACTCCAAGAGAAATATGTGGAAAACCATTTTCATCCATAATGGCAACTCTAACAGCGTTAGGTTTAAGACGATCATTAGAAAAACCAACAGTAGGGTTTTCGATCATTCCTAATTCACCATTCATAATAATCTTTATGTCTGGATCATCACTCATTACTTTAGAAAGGTCTGTTAATCTTTGTGCTACAGGCGCACTAACATTAGGGTCAGTGTTAAGCTGTCGGAAAGACATCTTCAGACCATTAGCAGCCTGATAGATTACACTATCTTTCTTAAAGGCTTCTGCTGCCATAGTAGCTGCGTTTTCTAAGGATAAGCCACCCTCTAATTGCATAAGCAGCCCTGTCATACGCGAAAGTTCTTCGATGTTAGCTCTAGCATTACCTGTGTCAGTGTGGTCAGTGCCTAAGAAAGTACTAATAGTATTAGCTAGTTTCTCTTTATTAGCAGCACTTAAAGTTTCACCAATACTTAAGTCAGCCGATTGAGCCGTGAACATAGCGTTAGCAATATTAACAGTACCATCATCCTTACTACCTACAGTGGCAGTTCTCATAGCAAGTATCTTAGCTATCTCAAAGCGTTTCAATTGATCCGCATCTACCACTGACGTAGGAATATCTATACCCATTGCCTGTGCTTTGAATATACTATTAAAGGCTAACTCAGCAGTAGCTGCATCCGTAGGATTAGAAATGATATCACCACTGTTTAAAGCATAAATACCATTCTGAATATTGTTCTTCATATTAGAAGGAAGAAGATTATTCTTTTTAAAGAAGTCTTCAAATTGATCCTGATTTAAGCCACGGCTGGCTGCATAAGCCTCAAAACGTGCTATTGTCTCATCATCATCCATGACAAGTTTAGTACCACCAGCACCAGTTAATGTCTCACCCCTAAAATAATCCTGTTGATTATTAGAACCACCAAAGACAAAGTTTTCAAAACCTTGATTTAACTGCTGAGTAAAAAGAATATTATCATTCTGTTTCTTAAACTCTTTATCATAAGCCCTAAGGTCACTATCTATAGTCTTATACATCGCTTGGTAGCGGGGAATACCACGGAACTTACGCTCCTCTGCCCACTCATAGGCTGCGTTTCTACCACCTGTTCTTACATTAGGAGCAATTACCTTCTCCATAATATAGTCATTAACCATAGTTTGATTGTAGCCATAGGCTTGTGAAGCCTGTCTTACAACCTCATCAATGTTCTTTTTCTGGATAGCACGGTTTTCTTCTATAGTACCGTCTTCTTCAGTCTGTGGTATATAACCAACATCTGAAGTAATCCCAAGAACTTCATTACCTACTTTACCCATATTAATAGTAAAGTTATGTTTAAACTTTGCAGGATCATAATCTCTGTTAAACCACGCAAGGTTTCCCATTTCAATGTTGCCCTTGACGGCTTGAAATAGTAAGTCATCACCTGAGTCTTCGGCTTGCTGAAGGAAGGGCTGCATAATTTCAGCACGTCTTGCAGCTACCTGTTCATCAGACATTTCTAGATAGTCAGGTTCGTTGTTTATAAAATCCTTTTGAGCAGCCCTTAAAGCACTAGACACGCCAAGTTTAGCATCCATAGTACGTGCAGAGGCAATACCCTGCTCTGCTTCTCGCTGAAGCTTAAGTTGTTTCTGCTTTTCAAGCTGAGCCAAGTCTTTAGCTGCTGGTGCAATAGCACGAATAAACTCACCCAAACCAGTCTTAGGCGCAGGTTGTTCAGCAGGACGTACATATGTCTCTACTGGACGAGCTACAGCTTGTAGCCTTGCAGAAGGCCGCAACCGTTCTACTTGTTTTCTAGCCATTGTTTAATCCTTATCTGCCACGTGTGTAACCCATGCCTTTGTAAGACTCAGCGTTAATGTATTCCATTTTCGGTTTATTAAATGTAGGTTTATAAGTATCAGGTTGACTTACTTTAGCTGATTGATATGCAGACGTAGCATTAGCCGCAGTTCCTACAGCCGCAGCTAGGAAGTTTGGCATCACACCCTGTTGTAGAGAGTTAGTTCTATTCTGTGCTTCCGCAGATGCACCACGCTTTTCAAGCTCAATCTGTTTCTCTACATTCTCAAGGTTTCTATTGATTGTTGTTACACCACGTAGCTTCTGTGCTTCGTAATCCTGTAGTAGTAAGTCCATACTATTACCAGTAAGACCTGACTCACCCTGAGCAACCAGAGCAGCACCCCTGCCTTCCATAGCTTTAATGCTTAAGGCTAGCTTCTCTTCAGAGGCAGCTTCTGCTTCTTGAGTAGCTCTCTGGTTAAGGGTCTGTACTTTTAAATCTCTAGCTTCGTTAGCAGCCAAGCGGTTAGCATCAAATCTTGATTGTTGTGCTTGTGCTTGTGCTACACCTTCTTGGTATTGAGCAGCCCCTTGTGCTACTGTAAGCACAGCCATAGTAACTGGGTCACACATCTTGTATCCTCACAAATTCTAAAAAGGGTTTGTTTCCTACACCCCAAGTTTCATGCCTTTGAATAAACGTAAATCCTACAAACTTTAACCAGTTAATAGCTACACTATAATCAGCATCACAGGCATTAGTTAGGATGGGATATTTCTTATTTGTTTCTTTTACCCATTTGAGAGAACCTCTAAGAAAGGGTAGCCAGACTTTAGTTATAGGCGGTGCTGTAAGCAACCACGGTATGCCTGTTAGGTTATCTAAACCTACGACACCATAGATACCAGCAATCTCACCTGTTTCTTTTACAACTATAGTCCAGCACTCCTCTGACTCATCCAATCCCTGCTGTAGAGCTTCCTTAACATCGCCATGTGAAGCAAGTACTTCTTCAGTGTCTTCTGGTCTTAAGTTTGTTGCCAGATGATCTACATCAGACTGAGTACTTGCTCTCACATAAACCTTCATTACATTCTCCTTGAACGTAGTTGGAAGAAACCTTCCCATTCTGCTGATTGGAATACACAGGGTAAGTGACTATCACTTTCAAGTGTTACTGAGGTTTCACTAGCGTTACCAATAACTCCAAAACGATATGTTCCAGACTCAATAGCGGCTGAGTTAAGAATATTAGCAGCACTGCCAACTACACGCCCTGTAAAAGTACGTGTGTAGGCTGTACGTTTTAGGGGTCTTAGTATTACATTAAAGAAGCCTGTCTTATTGAAGACCACAGCATAATTTCTAAGCTGTAAATGTCCTGTTGTTATAGCTTTGTTGTCTTGCTTAATTACTGGTTCAGAAAACTCATACTTAAAAGTAAAGGGGATACCCGCAAATACCTTTTCAGAGTTAGCTAGTTTAGCTGCTACTTGTGCAAGAGTAATGATTTTACCTGTTTGGTCAATGTAGATTGTATTAGCATCTACATAAGGTATAGCAGTAAGTCCACCTGTTTCCAACCTAACACGTCTATCTAAGTGTATAGAAAAGCTGCCTGTAGTGTAAGTAGTAGCTTCATCTACTGATAGATTAATACGTTCTAGAAATAGGTTTGTACCTCGTTTAATTAGGATATAGATATCAGCACGATTAAAAGACATGCCTACTACATCACCATTAAATACCCAACGTGACCAAGAAGCCTGTAGCTTTTCTCTGCCAGACCAGTAGTATCTATACACGTATATGGCTGTAGGATCATTGTCGGTTTGTGCTAGTATCATATCCTCATTTGATGAGGCTTGAATATTAATAATCTCACCGTTAAGATACTCAGGAATATGTGAGCTAATCTCTGTAGCATCATTTGTATCAGTGTCACTATCTACAAAGTACTCCCACATACCTGACCACGCACCACGCTTAGAGGCAAAGTAAACATACTTACCCGCTGCTGCTGGTCTAGCTCGTAGGCTTGTTTCAAACTCTGTAGTATTAGATACGTCAACAGTCTCAGGAGTTAGTACAGGATCACCTGTTACCTTAAACTGAGTTAAATCAGAGAAGAGCAGCAGTGCTTCGTTAAACGGTACTGCGTGTTTAAGAATACTAACCTTATTAGAGGACACTGCCACATCAATGGGGTCACTATCAATAATGGTTAGCGTTGACTTGCGGAAGAAGTCAAAGTTAAGAAACTCACCAGCACTACTAAATATGACATTCTCGTCAGCTAGTACTCCAAGTCTATTCTTATGGAAGAAAATATCTGCTAACTTAAACCCTACAAATGAAGGGAATGGGTTAGTGTCATCATCTCCTACTTTTCTATTTGCAAACGCAGCAGGATTAAATTCAAAGTTTCCGTTGACAAGTTTAGAAAGTTTATGAGGTAGAGTAGCAGGGTCTAGTGCAATTTCAATATTAGGCTCTACTGTTTCTTTCCAGACACCGTTACTAAACTTAACATAGTAGTCATCCTGTGCCTTTGAGTTGTCACCTGAGACACCAATAACAAAATCGTTTGGCCCCTCTACAGGAAGCTGTTTAAAGTCAGGTGTCTCACCCTTAAATACTTTAAGATGATCTCCACCATGAGAGTCACCCACCTCTACTACAAAGTCTGTAGCATCGGTAGACTGGACGTGTATAACAGAGCCATATCTTGTCAATGTTAAACCTGATACTGCTGATGCGTTGGTAATACCATCATAGTAAGTAGTACTAACAACACTGCCAGAAAATGTATTTAAATATAGCGCAATCAAGTCTGTTGATGCGCCACGTTCTGCGTTCTGTGTTAGTGCTGTAGAAGCTTGTGTACTAGACTTAGTAGCAAATTGTACCGTACTTGTACTGCCACCCTTCGTTAATTTTAAGCGATATGTAGAAGCATAGTCAGCGTTCTTTACATATACCAATGCTTCTGGATTACGTGTTGGGGATACCGTAGCTGCTTTAGCTACTGTAGTATTCTTATTAATAATAAAAGTTGCGTCAGCAATTGAGACAGCAGCTAGTTCTTCATTAGGGTTTGTTAATCCTGATAGGTAGGACGCAGCATTATTGGTAACAGTCTTAGCTACACCATCTTTGTCAAACACCCTAATAGTACCAGCAGTATCCACAACCATAGAGTAAAACTCATTCTCATCCCTACGGATAGTGTGGATAAACGCTTTGTCTAGGTTTGAAATAACTCCTAAGTCAGCAACATGCTGTGAACTTGGGCGTTTAGACAAACCTGATACAACACTGGACAGCCCATTCTCTTGTAACTCAGCCTGAGTATTTAGGCGTAGTGAGGGTGGCTGCTGTGATACACCGTTAATAAGGTTTGGGATTGATTGACTGATGAGTGCCATTAGATTGTTCTCCGTCCCTGCCTATCAATAATACTAAAGGTGTCATAGTTGTCAAAGATGTTGTGGTCATCTGCTGCTTTATCAAAGTCCCGCAACTCAATAAAGGCACGGTTCTCATCTTCCTGATGGTATGAGTGTAGGCTATCTGATCCTACTACACGGTCTTGGAAGATGCGAGTAGCACGTAGTACAATGTAACGCTTTGCTACTTCTGGTACATCGCTGAAGACTAATTGTACTACAACATCAAGGGCTGCATCAGTACCTACATTAAAGGTATGATTAGTCCTATCGTACATTTTAAGGCCACGCTGCACTAGATTAGGCGCATTGGCTTTTAGTGTTGAGTCTGCTCTAAGAATGTCAGCGGGGAGAATAATCTCACCATTAGTATCTTTAGGGAAACTCTTGTTTAATTCTGTGTTAAAGTGCCAGCCCATAGACTGTACTTCTTTGTCAACTGTGTTAAGGATAGTCTCTGCAATCTCTGCTTCAATCAAGCCAGAGGAGAGACTACTAACTGGTGCTTCGCCAATGGCAGAAAGCATAATGTTGACTGCATCTAATTGTGTTGTTCCTGCCATGTTGTTTACCTATGATACCTGTGGACAGTTCCATCGTTTCATTGATGCTATTGCCCTGTCATTATTTTTAGCTCTTTTACGTACACCGTTCATACGCCCACAGAAGGAATTTTTACGTCCCTGTTCTTTATCTGATTTTGGGTTAGGTGCGGGTGCTTTTAGCTTAGAACCTGTTGCCTTGTTATACTTAGCTCTACCTTTTGCAGTAAGTCCTGCGCCTTGTTTGGTAGAAAGTTTTTCACCCTTCTTTATTGATAAAGCTACACCTGTACTCATTGCTTTTTCTTCTTATACTTCATGGTAGCACCAGTCTTTTTAGCCGCAGCCTTAGCCTGTGCCATACCCTTTTTAGTATACTTGTACTCTTTACCTGCTACATTTGGCATATCATTCTCCAAAGAAAAAAGGGAGTAGCCGTTAAGCTACCCCCAAGTTTATTTAAGCGTTTGCATCAATCAATGCAATACATGAAGCAGGACGCAGGACGTTATGTCCCATTGCGTACTTAGCAACCATCAATGTACCCTGACGGTTAATCTGATACTCAGACTCCATACCAAGGTCAAGCAACTTAACAGTAGCTACAGCTTCTGGTGTAAAGACAAAGCCTTTAATCAGAGCAGCTTCTGCAACCATGTCGCGTCCGTCTACAGCAGCAGTCGGAAGGTCATAGTGTGTTGTGCGGCCTGAACCAGCAGTGTTTGCCAGCGGTGCGTTGTCTGCTGTCTTACCTTCATCAGCATTACCTGTTGTAAAGTTCTTGTACAAAGCAGATACGTCAGCATGGTTAGACATAATTACAGGAATACCTGCAATAGCTGGAACCATACCTGAAGCAACAGAACCATTACCACCAAAGTCACGGTTCATGTAGGTCAGCTTAGAACCATCAGTCACATCCATCAGTGCATAGTACTGTGCTGGTGGAAGAACAACAACTGCGTTTTCTGAAGGAACATTAGCAATGTCCATAGTCTTCTTGGCATCAAAGATAGCCTTAGCCAGCTTTGCAGGATCAAGTAGGTCAGCAGTAGCTGTACCAACAGTGACGTTACCAGTGAAGTCTTCTTCAGTGAAAGCCTTGTAGTCTTGGATAAGACCAGCAGCGGCTGTTGCGTTAGTTGATAGTGCAGCCTTAACAAGCATACGTGCTACGTTTCGATCTGCTTCGTTAGCTAGTGCAATACCAGCTTCCTTAGAGTAGATTGAGCGTACATCGTAGTGGTTAATAGCTTCGTCAATGTTAGCAATGAACTGGCTTGAGATAAGCAAATCGTCAATTGTTACGATACGCTCACCTGCACGAATAGCCCCGCCTGTGATTTCGTTTCCGGGGGTCAAGTATTCAGCAGTTGCACGGCCTGTCATTGGGAATGAAGCAGACTTACCTTTAGAGATTGTACGAGTACGTACCTTGTCCATAAGGACTTTCTTTTCCTCATAGGCTGTTAGGACTTCCCCTGCATACAGCTTGAGAAACAGGTCACGTACATCACCTGTATTATTATTTTGGCCTTGGAAGCTTACGCTATAGGCCGGATTTGAAGCGGCTGATGCCATTTTAAATTACTCCTTAGTGAGTATAATGTTGAGTTGAAATACACTCTGCATTACACTACATCCTTTCTCCAAGATTGTCCCTCGCAAGGGGTCAGGGGTAATCGTTTGTTATGTTTAGCTTCGTGTTAGTTAGAGTTAACAATCCTTTCTACACCCTACAGTGCGGATTGCACATTCCTGTAAGGTCTTGGGATGTGATCCCTTCTAGGCACACCGTAATGTAACTAGAAGGAAGGGGGAAGCAATATATCCCCCAACCCCATGCAACAATGTTAGAACAGACTAGACCGTGCCAACTTATCAGCGACTGCTTGCCTGTAGGCGGGGTCTTTAGCGTATCTAGGGTCACCCATAGCAGCAGTTAATTCTGCATTACTAGAGAACTTCCCGCCTGTGGATACTGCGCCTGTGCTACCTTCAATAAGGTTAGGGGCAGCCTCAGAACGATACCGTGCATTAAGACCTTGAATAGCAAGCCTAATCATATTAGGGTCTTGCGTTTCCATTGTTGCATTAAAAGCATCAATCTCATTGTCAGGTAGAGCATCTGCTGCCCAGCCTACTAGTTCTTGATACTGTTCTGAACCCCCTACTAGGGAGTGCATTTCAGATTGTACTTGTTGGGACATAGCTTCTTGCCCAGCAATCCACTGATCTACTACAGCTTCAGGGAACCCAGCTTCTTCCAAGGCTGCATAAGCATCCTCAGACAGTCCACCTAGTTCTGCGTACTCTTGCTGTAGTACATCAAAGTCAATGCCGTTAGCACCAAGAACCTCTGATACTTCAGAGGCACTCTGGTTTGTTACGTCTTCATCAACTTCTTCTTGTTCTTCCTGCTGAGGCTGGCCTAGCTTACCCTCTAATGCAGAGTATGCTTTAGCCATTTCCTCAACTGATTTGAATTTCTCAGGTAGCCACTCAGGACGTTCAGGGTCTTGTTGAGTTCCCTCTACCTTAGCTAACATTTCGTTTACATGCTCCTGAGATTCAGCAGCAGGTTCTTGATAAGTGTTTACGGTTTCAGCCATTTAACTCATTTGCTCCATAGCTTGTTGTACTTGTTCTGGGTCAACTGCTCCCGCAATTGCTGGTGCTGCTTTCTGCAATGCACCTGCACCCGCCTGTTCCAGCATCTGTTGTTGCATCATTTGCTGTTGCATCATCTGTTCCTGAGCCTTCTGTTCTTCTGACTTAATAAGTCCAGAGGTATCAATACCAAGTGATGCAGCTAGTCTATCAATGTAGTCACCTAGGTTCATTTCATTAGCAATAACTTCTGGGCCTAGTGGCTGAAGATACTGTAAGAATGAAGCTAGTTTGTTCAAGTCTTGCCCACGGCCTAGTGCCTCAATACCTGTTACTACTGTAGGCTTGACACTATCCTTAGGCATCTTAGGCATCTTACCCTGCTTCTGAAGCAAGTTAAGAAGTAGATTAATCAAGGGTAGCTGGAACTCCTGAGACAGAATAGAGTATACACCACCAAGGGCTGTCTCTAGTTCCTGCGCCATGAAGCGTACTTCTTCTGCTGTAACACGCTCTGCTGCTCGTTGTACAGAGGAGTTAAGTAGGAAGGCAGCACCAAGTCTGTCGTTAATCATCTGCATAGTCTCAAGGGCTACACGGAAGTCACCACCCTTCTGTACCTGTAGGGTAGACACATCATTACTGTCACCCTGTAGGAACGCACCGTTAGGTGCAGCAGAAAGGTCTTTAGTCTTTGTAGTACCGTTAGGACGTACAAGGAACAATACCTTTGCTGAGGCTGCGCTGCCCTGTACGATAGCTTTAGTCAAAGCTTCTAGGCTGCGTAGGTCACCAATGTATTCCTCAATGAAGCCACGCCCATAGTCCTCACCATCAATACGAATAAACCGTAGTGGGATGAAGGGGTTTTGATCTTCCTTAAACATACCCTTAGTAGACTCAAGCAATATCCCAGATACTTCTTGGATAACCTCAAAGCCTTTGGGTGTGCGAGTCACTCTTGTATATAGATCATGGCTCTTAACTGGTGTTTCTGATGGTGGTAGTTGTTCACGTACCTCATCAGGTAGTGTCTGAGGAGCCATAGTCTCTTTGGTAATAATTTCTAGTACCTTGCCCATTGCGTCACGCTTAACAACATAACGGTCTGGTCTAAATACTTTCATCCCGCCTTCCTTTGGCATATATACCAGCGCATTACCAGTAACGATAAGCAGCTTTAGTGCCTCAAAGGTGGGTACACGAATTGACTTACCTTCAATCTCTTGCATTGCCGCACGTTCAATACGTGCTAGACCTTCTTCTACCTGACCACGGTTATCACCTGCGATCTGTTGTAGATCAAAGTCATCAATAGTCAGCCTGAAGAATGGACTGTTAGGTGGTAGTAGGGCGAGAAGAAGCTTAGATGCAAGGTTGTTTACACCCCTCGCTCCAATGCCCTGATATGGTGTCGCATAGATAGATGAACTACTATGACCCTCTTCAGGCAAAAGAGTAGGAATAGTAAGCCTCGCCGCCTCACGGCCTCTTTCTAGGAAAGTATCTCTCTCTCCATTTAGTTGGCTGTAGCGTTTAGCTACTGTACCTACATCTTGTTCCATTTATTGTACCTCATAATCAACACTTGTGATCTTAAGTCTTAGGTATATTTAAACCAGTACCACCAGAAGCACCAGCTACCTGTGCTGAACCCTGACCTAAAACGAGAGCCTTCTTGCCCCTACGTCTGCGGCGTTGTACACCTGCACCTGTTTCTACTGTAGTCGCTACTTCTTCTTCTTGTTGTTTAGCTGCGGCTGTAGATGGTGCAGCAGTAACTGAAGCAGGTTTACTAGGTGTACCACGTGCTTTTGCTTTACCACCCTGTACAGCATAACTTGCTTTCTTAACTTGCTTCTTTACAGCACGTGCAATTTTTTTAATTGGTTTTTTTACAGCACCCATGTTATGATCCCTGCCCTATCTGTAATCCTGAACCAGTACTACCTGTTTGTAAGGATGTATCAGTTGTAACTTTTAGTTGTTTCTTACCCTTTTGCTTCTTCTTAATACCCATTGCTGGGGTTTCTTCGTCAGCCATCTCCAAGTCAGGTGTCTTCTGTACTGCTGTAACTGGACGTGCTACCTGTGGTGGGGGTGCTGGCATTTTAGGTCTGAACATTCCACCCATATTTAAAATTCCTCATAATCTTGGTTTTGTAATTCAACTAGTTTCTGTATCACGGACTGTTGCCCCCTAAGGAACCCAAGCTCCTCAGGGGTAATTTGATTATGCGGAAGTTTGTTTGGATACAGTTCTAATAACGTATTTAATAGTCCGTCAGTGATGTTGAAATCATTACCTAATACTTTCATTTATCAAACTTTCGCTAATAGGGGTACTTTAGATATCTACCAACTCACATGCACCTGCTGTACAGGCTAGTGTCTGACTACCAGATGTAGTATCTTCCTTCTCATACAGGGATAGAGCAGCCCAGTCAATAGACTCAGGCATCTGCTTCTTAAGTTCTTTGTACTGTTCCTTGTCAATCTCTTGATAGGGAGCCTGTGCGTAACTGTGGTCACTGTGGGGTAGGAATGAAATGCCTGAGCAGATGTCAAAGTTCTCATAGACCCATGCACCTACTGCCATCCACTCTGCATCCTTGACTGTAATAGTCACAGATGGTTTGTGTTCACACCAGTGTAGTGCGTAGTTTTTCCATAGTTCTAACTGCTGTAGTGCAGTCATATCATTGCGAGTAACAGCACCAGATGGTGATTTAGTAGGGAAGCTAAACACTGTAGTAGAGTCGGGCTTCATCACACATGGTTCAGCAGGGATACCACTGTCCTTCATAAACTGTGTTAGTGGGTCTTTGTTGTCACCCCGCACAGTACGAATGTAGTACTCACTATGCCTTGCATGAATACCAGAAGCAGTATCAGTTAGCTGTGACACAGTACCAGATGGTTTAACACAGGTGATAGCAGCAGAGGCTGGCACACCTAACTTATCAGCGTAGACACGGTTGACATCAATGGCCTGTGCTTTCAATTCTTTCAACCATTTTTTACTGTCAGTGGTCTTAGATAGTAAGTAGTTGTCCATGATACCTGTTAGCGAAACACCAAGCAGACGTTCTTCTTCTGTATTCTTCTGCCAAATCTTACGCAAGTATGGCATCTTAGTAAAGGTAGACTGTGCTGTACCAAGGATGGTAGCCAGTCGAACCTTACGGCGTAAGTTTTCTAAGTCATCACCCTGCCTAACAACAACCTCTGTTAGATTACAGAATTGATATGGCCTCAAGATAATCTCAGAACAAGGGTTGGTTCCCCACTCATGTCCTGTCTCTCTACGTCCATTCATTTCTACGTGCTTGTCGGCTGCTATACGAGAGAAAATACCACGCTCACCAGACTTAGACTCTACTAGGGATAACCACTCACGCATGAACCCTTCCATATCAGGCTTGTCTGTGTAGGCTACAGAGTTATTAGCCAACGCACGTTGACCCTCGTTCTCCCACCAGCTACCAGACTTGGCATGTGCCATACGTCCATCACTAAGGTTAGACAGGCTAATCATTGCTGATCTACGTACACCACCAACTACTACTACCTCACCAATCTTACACATGATATCGTGGCACTCAATGCTAGTTAGCTTACGTCCTGCTGCACCCTTGAACTTAGCCACAACAAACTTGAACAAGTCATCAAGAGGCTCAGGCCCACTAGCTCTACCACCAAAGGTCTTGAGCCTAGCACCTGCTGGACGGATAGCAGACAAGTCCCACTTAGGGATGTCACCTGAGTAGAGGTGTGACAGTAGCTTATGCAAAGCCCTAGCCCAACCTTCCTTGCTGTCCTTGACTGCAATGACATCATCACTAATGTCTAGTGCATCAGGTACTTCAGGTAGTTTTGCAATAGACTGACGCTCTACTGAGAAGCCTACACCTGTACCACACAGTAGGATAAACATAGCCTCATCAAAGGCACGGATGTGATCTACTGGTAAGTAGCTACAGTTGTAGATGCAGGTGTTGTCACGGTCTGCTGCTACACCTGCTGTCATCAACGCCCTCATAGAAGGCATGACCTCAAGGCTGATGATAGCTTCTTCAATCTCTTCTAAGTCTTTAGCTGGTAGACCAGTAGTAGCAATGTAGTTGATGTATCGCTGCACTGTCTCAGGCCATGTCTCTCGCCTATTTTCTTCCTCAAGCCATCGTGCATACCGACTAGTAGCAATGAAAGTCTGGTAGTCTGTTGGTAGATAATTGCTTCTCATCGGTTGTCACCCTCTCCATGTAGTGTATTATTTTGCTGCCGTTTCTTTAGTTTCTCTATGTTCATCTCTGCAATAGTTTGCAACGACAGGCCACAGTCATGTGCTAGTGCAGCCAGCATCCATAGTACGTCACCCATCTCTGCTGCAATAGCTTGCTTCTGATCCTGCATTGGTATCTCATCACGCATCATCTTAGCAATCTTACCTGCTACCTCACCTGCCTCTTCAGCAAGACCTAAGGCTGCATAGGATACAGCATACTTCTTAGGGTACACGGCTGTCTTTAACGCACCTATCTGGTACTCATAGAAGTTCATCATTACCAGTTCACTCCTTTAGTTTTCTTCATTAGTTCAATCATCTTATCCAGATACCATGCAGCTTTCTCAGCGTCTTCAATAGGATTACCCTTCTTCCACAAGCGTGAACCTGTATACTTGAGAAGATTACCATGACAGTAACTAATAGCTTCATACTCACCTAGTACATCTACTATGTAATCAATGGTTTCGATCTCACCCTCTGCATAGTGAGCAGGACTGTTTACCATGTCTCTATCTTTATTATCTAACTCTGCTGCTTTAGCTTTCATGTATTCTTCATGCCCTAGAGGGATGCCAAAGGTGGTTGCCATAGCTTTACTTCTCCTGTCTCTGTGTTGTACTCACCATCACGTAGGATACGTGCTAGCCTTGCGTTCTCTAGTGCTACGTCTTCAGATAAACCTTTACTCTTAAACGCAGCAACCACCGTATCCCACGTACAACCAGATGATAAAAGTTTATTAGCAGTCTTGGGGCCAACAGTTGGACAGCCGCTGTAGTTATCTGTACTGTCCCCAACCAGAGTTTGGAAAAGGAAATTGTAGTTAGCTTCTTCTTCAGTGATTGTAGCCAGTTCACCGTTAATCCAATGCTTTGCTGGTATAGTGAGTAGGTCTTTGTCTTCAGACCAGATAATAGTATCTGGATTTTTAGTAGCCAGTATTCCAAGAACATCATCAGCCTCCAAGTTCCTGTACATTATTGTATTGTATTTAGATGTAAGATATTCCCTAGCCCAGCCAAGTAGCATAGGCTTACGTGTATCCTTACGATTAGCCTTGTAGTAGGGTGCTACATTCTTACGGAAGTTAGCCTTATCACTTAGTGTAATGATACAATCCTGAGCAGGAGCATCCATTAACTTGTGTATCTGATCCTCTAGTCGTGCCTCAACATCAGGCTCAAAGGCATGTAGTGACCACAGACCATCACCCCAATTGATGGGTGTCTCAGCAGATGCAGCAGCCTTGTAAGCTATGATGTCACCATCAATAAGCAGTAGGGTCATCATCTATCTCCTCTTTTCTTTCATGTTTCCTTAGGATATGTAGCCCTGTCTGTACCTGAATGTAGTCTAGGTATGCCTCAACAATCCACTTAATGCTTAGACAAATACTTACACTCATAAACGAGCAGGTTAGTATTAGCTTCCATACAAAATCAAAGTCCATTCTGGATACACTCCTTTGCCTGACCAACAGACATCTTAAACCATTCACCCCTACGTTCAGCTATCTTCTCAGCAGCCTTGTGTGCAGCAGCCTCAGTCTTACGTCTGTCATTAGTAGATACAGAATACATCAGCTTGTAATCACGCATTGGACTACTAGTCTGATAACCGTTTAGTCTATCTTCTGCATCAAGAGCCATGCCTATCTTTACCCACTCAGGCCAAGCACTATTAGTAATGATATAAACACTACCTTCTTTAACAGTGTTAATTAAGTTATGACTGTGTACGTCATCCCAAGATTTATACCTACCAGCTTTATGTAGTGGGTGCTTCTTGGAAACTTCTTTACCATTAACATACATTCTATTAGCATCACGTTTACGTACTGCTTCTGGATTATCCTTATAGAAAAAAGGTTTACCTGTCTTTGGATTAGTGGGTGTCTGCCCAGTTGCTTCCGTACTTGTACTCACTGTCGAGTCTACATCTGAAGTTGAAGTGTCTTTCAACGTCCCGCATACACTCAAGAATAACTCGCCCTGTCTCATCTTCCTGTCCCTTCTTTACTACTACTTGAACTTCATCATGGATGAACGCTACAATCTGTGCGTCCAGCTTGGCTTTCTTAATGGCACGTGAGATAAACACATACCATGTCTTACAGATTATAGCACCAGCACTCTGTAGTAGAGTGTTCAGTGCAGCGTGGCTGTGTCGGATAGGAATGATACGTCCATCCAATCCCTTGACCCAGCCTCGTTCATCAGCAGCCTTAGATACTGCATCCTTAAGATACTTGAGGGCTGGTAGTTTCTTCAAGAACTTCTGCTTGATTGCCTTACCTTCCTTCGCACCCTTGCCTATGATCTTGCCTGTCTTCTCATCACCTGAACCATAAAGAAATCCATAGATGAATGTCTTAGCCTGATTACGTGACTCAAGACCAGCAGCCTTCTGGTTAGCAGTATGAATGTCACCATTCAAGACCACATCAGCATACGATCCATCGTCATAAGCAGCCATATAATGAGCAAGACAACGTAGCTCAAGACCGCTAGCATCAGCACCAAGTAGACTATACCCGCTAGGAGAGATGAATAGTTCTCTACACTCCTTGCCATATGGCGCACCCACACTTGGTATCTGCGCTGTGTTAGGATTGGAATGAGTACAACGAGAGGTGACAGCACCCATATGATTGACACGTCCATGAATCTTTCCACCCTTCTCCATCTTCAGCCATGCCTGTTTGCCTGTAGCTAGTTGGCCTATGCGTTTGTTGAGTAGTAGATATTCCTGTAGTAGTCTAGCCTCTGGCATGTCAATACCAGATAGGACAGTCTCATCTACCTTAGGCTCACCACTGTCAGTGAACGCTTTGGGTTTCCAACCACGCTTCATTAGTCTGTCTGCAATCTGCATACGTGATGCTGGGTTGAATGGGATAGTCTTTGTCTTAGTCTTTAACTCAATGATAGTAGGTTCAAAGGTACTGACTAACTCATCCTCAATGTCAGACCTACGTTGTGCTAGCCTACTGTAAAGAGCCTGAGCTTCCTGTACATTGAAGTCAAAGCCATGCTCTTGTTGTTGTAGTAGTAGGGTATGGATTTCAGCTTCTAGGTCTAGTGCCAATTGGCTAAAATTTTTCTCCATAATTTTACGATACAGTTTGTTTGTAACTGCTGTGTCTTGGATGCAGTAGTCGAGCATCTCAGGGGTATATGCTGCAAAGCTCTCGCTGCCACTATTGTAATCACCTTTTAATTCTCCTAGTCTGTGACCCCATGCCTTAAGTGAGTGACTACCTATTAGGTTTTGAGGGAAGTTACCCTTCTTGTTTAACTTGAAGTCAATCTCTTTTACATCAGGCCATACTGTTCTAGAGTATACCAACGTATCAATGACCTCACCCTTGTAGGTGTAGCCATGTAGTTTCTTAATCACACGCAAGTCATAGTCAGTAACATTATGACCAATGAGTGTCTTTGCTTTGTCCATAAAGTCCAAGGCTTCCTGCGTCTGTGTTGGGTCAAAGGTGTGTACCTCATCAGTGTCAACATCTCTGAAGACATGACACCATACCTGTGTTACTTCATCAAGTAAGTTGTCTGCTTCTATATCCCATATGTATTTCATACCGTGTCTCCGCACTAGTTAAAAGTCTATCTCTACCTCATCCTCATCGTCCCAGTATGTCTCAGTCATCCTTCCTGTATCTGCTGAATAGGACAAGTGACAGGCTATGCCTGTATCTCCTGACCATCTGTTCTTTAACACCCTGACATCACTGATGTTAGAGTTGTCCTTGTCCTGCTGGTTACGTTCTAATCCAATCACGATATCGGATAGCTGACCGATAGCAGCACTACCACGTAGCTGGGCAAGTGATGTCTGTGCGCCATCCTCATGTCCTCTGTCACCTGATGGACGCTTGAGGTGTGAGATCAGGATCATACCACAGTTCAACTCCTCAACTAAACCACGTAGCTTAGTCATGGTGTTGTCAATGATACGCCTTTCATCACCACCCTCTAGTCCTGACACCACAATACTGATGTGGTCTAGGACAATGAAGTTACAACCACAACCACGTACAAGATAACGTATCTTAGATAGTAGGTTGTCGCTGTCGGTGCTACCCCAGTGGTCATACAGGTACACCCTGCCTGAACCTACGGTAGCATCAAAGGCTTCCTTCATCTCTTCTGTTGATACATCCTCGTTACTCTGTAGGTGTAGCAACCTGTTCATCTCAATAGACATAAGCCCTAGTGCAGTACGCTTTACGTTCTCCTCTAATGCTATGTAGCCTACTGTCTCACCATTCTTAATGAGACTGTGTGCTAGCTCACGTGCTAGCTGAGACTTTCCAATGCCTGATCCTGCTGTCAGGGTAACGATCTCACCCTTACGGCAACCACCCACCTTCTCATTGAGTCCAGTGTATGGGTATGGGATAGAGGCACGTTCATCTACTGATGTAACCACATCCCACAGGTCTGTGCCTGACACAATGCCATCAGGCCGGAATGTCTTAGCACCCCACACTGCATTGATTAGTTCCTCTGTCCGTCCAGCCTGTAGCATATCACTAGCATCCTTGAGGGGAAGCTTGGCAATCTTAGCCTTGTTGGGTGGAAGGATAGAAGCTACATCAAGTGCAGCAGCCTGACCTACCTCATCATTATCAAACATAAGGATGATGCTGTCGTACTTACTAAGCCATTCAATTGAACGTCCAATAGCTCTCTTAGCACTGTCTATGCCTGAGGGTATGCTAACGACAGGCCACTTGTTACCAAAGGCTTGGCTAAGTGACAGGGCATCAAGCTCACCCTCGACAATAGTAATCATCTTACCACCATCACGGCATAGGTTCTGACCATACAGGCCAGCCTTCTTTAAGTCACCGATAACGGTGAAGTCCTTGTTGGGAAAGCGTACCTTCTGTGCCTGTAGTGTACCGTGATCGTCATAGTAGTTGGCTACTTGTACCTTGCTACCATGATACTCAGACACACCATACTTCCAGTGTTTAGATGTAGCCTCGCTGATCCTACGCTTACCGAAAGCTTGGGGCGTGACCTCTAGGAAGTTAGCATTTGCTTTCGGCATTACCATCTCCTGTATCTCCTGCCCATCAGCAGGGGTTAGTGTCTGACAAGAGAAGCAGTAGTGATTACCGTTGCTGTATAAAGCATTGGCATCACTACTACCACAGTGAGGACAGGCTTCATGCCTGATGAACTCACTATCCTCTTGCATCCAACTCTTCCTCTAAGATTGTAGACATCATGCGTAACCCATCTGCAATCCTAGATAGTTCAGGATCAGGATACTTATCAGCATCATGGCACATCGCATAAGCCATG